GTCAGTAGTTTGCCAACACGTTCCCCGAAGGTTCCGGCTGTCGTGTGATCTGCGACTGCTTCATCCCATACAGCGTCGGCAATTGCTCTTGTATCAACAGAAGCCTTGCGCCAGTTTCGACAAAGGTATTTGTGCCGTTGTCTGTCAACCTTGTGGTAACATCAGGTCCAACAAGACACGACAAATAAACTTTTGTGTGTTCGACGTTTGTTCCGATATTGATACCCGTTGTTGCGTTCATAATTATAATTCTTTGTAAGTCAGTTTCACCACCGGTACCCAATGAGGTTGCTGTTGTTTTGAAACCGTTTACAACGCCTTCAATAGAAATGTCTAATGCTCTCAAACCTAAGCAATCATCAATATTTATACCGTCACCAGAACACGTATTAATCCATATTCTATCTAGGAAAGTTGTGGCGGCTCACTTCTTTGGCTCTGGCTCCGGTGCGCCAGGTAACTGACGGTCTTCCTCGTCTGGAAGTTGCTCTATAGGTTCTTCGCGTGTAGCCGCGTCTGGTCGTCCAGAGAAAGCACCGAAGTTTGTGTCACCAGTTTCTTCTGGATCTACTCCTTCCGCTTCATCCTCTTTCATAGCCTTAGCCAATTCTTCGATTTCTTCATCAGTCTGGCGAAGAATATTCTTTTTGACCCACTCAAGAGAATAGTAACGACCAACATAGGCGTCAACATCATTCAAGATGGTCATGCGTTCGCGCAAGATTTCCTGGTTCTTTGATTCAGCAAAGTGGTTATCTTCACGGAAGTCATAAAAGATATCCTCTTTGATGATATTCCATGTTGCTTTGTCTGTGATACCCTTGAGAATTAGTTGGGTTTCAAGAAAATCGTCAAACATTTCGGCAAACTGCATACGCAATCTGTTGATAAACTTTGAGAATTTCAATTCGTCACGGGTAATTTCACTTGCACGACCAAGATTAAATGCGCCGTCTGCTTCCATACGAGAGATAGGTACGTTCAAGGCCTTGTAAAATTTGTTTTTGAAGAATTCAACATCCTCAATTTGACCCAAGTTCTCACCACCGGGTAGTGTAGAAATCTCTGTTCCTTTGCCACCTTCACGACGAGGCAACCAGAAATCTTCCATCATAGTCTGGAATTTACGGTCGTCTTTGATTTCACCAGTCGAGGCGTCATAGACCAGTTTGTTCTTATGCTTGACCATCATATCTTTGAGATATTGTTCCGCCTTCATCTTCGGCAGGTTACCAACGTCAATGTAGAAAATGCGACGTTCGGGTGCGCGAGAGATACGGTAAATGACCAATGAGTCTTCCATCCAACGCATCTGGTTCCAAATCTTTAGAGCCTTATTCAAATGCGAAAGGATGATGGTGTTTCGTTCGTTGATAATACCGGAGTGAACATAGGTAATCGAATCTTTAGCGATACGAATACCCTCGTTCATGTTACTGGCGATGCCACGTTCGTTGTATAGGTAGAATTCTTTATATGACGGTGCAATAGAAACAACAGGTCTGTTAGTGTCCTTCGGTGCAATCTGCTTACGAACCTTCTTGATTTTACGAGGGTCGATATAGCGCAATTCCAGAATGCCCTGCCTTGGCTTCTTTACGTCAATCATCTTGTGGTAATACAAACGACCGTCTACGTACCAGCGTTTGAAAATATCATAAGCCTTGTTGTTGAAATCCATCAACTTGAGAATCTGTTCAAATTCTTCGGTGATTTTCTTTTTGATAGCCTCTGGCTGTTCCAGTTTGTCTAACTTGATTTCAACAGGAGACTTGTAGTTCTCCATTATGATCGCTTCGTTTACGATATCATCAATGGCTCTTTCACCCTCAGGTGATAAAGCAAGTTCTCTGTATTTTGTGATAAGTTGCGCTTCGTTTTTTGAAGTCGCGTCCATATCCAAATATGTACCGAAGACGCCATTTTCCGCAACCGTCATAGCCGCGTCGTGGTTAGCCGGAGCGGTGAACGATTGAATGTTCTCTCGCTTTTTGTCTTCTTTTTCTACACGGCCAATTTGATAGCCGAACAACTGAATCATGGCAACATCTTTCCTATTTCATCTACTGACTATTTAGTAGTTTTCTCTGGGCGTGCCATGCTTTCATAGATTCACTCCGTTTCCGCCGGGTTTCTTCTGAATGAATATAGCCTTTGAACATAGATCCGTTTTTTCTAGCCAGGTCTCTATGAAAATCGGTAGATTTTGATATACTCAAATTTTTACGGTGTTCACTAGAATATTTTCTACCCCTCATAAGCAATAGTGCGGGTGGGTGTTCAAGCACCGCGACCCGCATTTTATTTTAGTTAGGAAGTGCCGCCGTTACCGGTGATACCAGATTGAATTTCCCAATAATCATATGCCCATGTTACTTCAAATTCCTCAATTTGGTCATTAGAATCCCAAGCAAGTTCAATTGCAGCAACGGTTGTTGGCCAAAGACCGACAAAGTTATAGGTACGAATTGGAATACCAGTCTTAGAAAACTGAGTAATTTGTGCGTCAGATTTATATTGCGAGGGCGATGCAGAACCAAGGTTAGCCACGTTACCAACTGGTGTGTTGATAGCATGTGACCATTCTTCAATGGCATTACGAATACCAAAGTCTTCATCATTGAGAACTGAAGTAGTCCAATCCTCATATGTTCTATCGCCTGCAATCTTGACCTTACGACCAAAATACGGTAGTTCGATCATTCCAAGTGTAGCCGCAGGAATTGAACTTCCCTTGACCATAAATGGTACTTGAATATCCGCAGAGCCATTGATTGGGTTGGTGATTTGTACGCTAAACAGCGTAGGTCTAGCACCACCAAGTGCCATGTTGCCAGCGAAAAGATTTACATTAAATGCCACGTTGTTTCTCCTCTTGTTGTATTTATATCAGTTGAACTTAAAATTTGCCAACGACTTCGGTGAATTCGACGCCAGTACGGACGGCAACAAAGTTCAACTGGATGAAGTTGATAGAACGGGCAGGCTTAACGTAGATATCACCGACAAATTCGTTATTGTCGATAACTTCCGCTGTATTGTTTGTTTCATCTGCAACCACACGGTAATCGTAGATACCACGACGGCCCTGGATGTCACGCAAGAACGGCTCAACCATATTACGGAATTGCGCTCTGGTGAAATCATCGTTGAACTCAAACAGCATGAATTTGGATGCTGTGGAGATAGCTTTTTCAAGCAC